TACCGCGCTGGGATGCGCAAGGACGCGTGCGCTGTGTGTGCCCGGCCCATCGTGGGAGACGGAATCTGCCAACGGTGCTGGGAAGCCATCCGCGAACTTGGCGGACTCGACGGGCTGAAGCGGGCAGCGCGAGCGGTGAAGTACGTACAAGAGAAGTGACCTAGGTCACACCATATGTCACAGGGCGATCACGGGAACGTGCCCGGGGTCGCCCTTTGGCGTTACAGCGCGCAGGGTCGGTGACGTTTCGTCTTCTCACCAACAAGATCAACATACCCTCTGACCTGCCCAAAGTGATGAAGTGACGATTAGACCCCCAATCTCACAAAACCATAAGGACTTCTATAGGCATTCCGAAACCGAGGTACGTTCCGTCACTTCGTCACTCACCCCTCAGAGACCCTTCACCCGATATAAATAAGGTATGGGCCGGTAGTTCCCGCGCATCAAGGTGAACCCACACGGCGGACCGAGGACACGGCCCATGAACGGCCCTGGTTGACTCCCTTGCCTCTCTCCCAAGGTTGAGTCCCAGGGCTTTGCCCCCTTAGCTCAGTGGTCTAGAGCGTCCGCTTGTCGTGCGGAGGGTCACCGGTTCGAATCCGGTAGAGGGCGCGGAGCGCGAGACATATGCGGGGCATACACTCCCCAGGCACTGGAAGACAGTGGCTCTCGCGCAACGGCGTATAGCTCAATGGCAGAGCGTCCGGCAGGGGCCGGAAGACTGTTGGTTCGATTCCAGCGGCGTCGACGGCGGATCCTGCGGAAACCCTTACTCCGCTCGGGTGGCTTAGGCCATGGTCGTAGTAGGCGACTCCCGCGATTACTTGGTGCAGACAATAGGGTCGTGACTGGCGCGACGATATGCACCATGGGTGAAACCGGCGCAAGCCTGCCTGGCTAGTCACCAGGAAAGTGCGCGGCGAGTAACCCTAAATCTTCCCGCTGGTGTAAGCAGCACATCCCGTCAAGGGAAAGTCCGGCACGCAATCCGGGCGGGTCGCCATGGTCTGTAGCTCAGGTGGCAGAGCGCCGGATTGTTACTCCGGAGTGCGCGGGTTCGAATCCTGCCGGGCCAGCGGGGGCAGACTGGCGCCCCTAAGCGGTGAAACATCCGCGAAGCCAGTCACTCCCGCTGATGGTGGAACGGTAGACACTCTGCGCTTAGAACGCAGCGCCCATCGGGCATGGGGGTTCGAGTCCCTCTCAGCGGACGAGCCCTGTACGGGGCGCCTGGTTAGCACACCATGAACGTGCGAAGCGTGGGTATGGCCCAGTTGGTTAGGGCGCCTGGTTTGGGACCAGGAAGTCACAGGTTCGAGCCCTGTTACCCGCACCACATACGGATATCCGTAGGAGACTCCCCGTGAAGACGTCATACCCTCAGCCTGGCGATTTTGGCCTTACGCGTATCGCTGGGACCACGGGCAAGCTTGTCAGCATCGGCCAGCGCATCGTGGGAAGCGGAAGTCACTACACACACGCCTTCATCTACCTGGGCAACGGCGAGATCATCGAAGCTGAGCCGGGCGGTGCCCGTAAGACGCTTCTCTCGCACGCGTTGCAGGGTCGCAAGACTGCTGCCTATTCAGACTTTGATCTGACGCCAGCGCAGCGAAGCGCCATCGTGTCTGCCGCTGAGTCGCTGATCGGCACTCCGTACTCATTCCTTGACTATCTCGCCATTGGTGAGGCTCGCCTACTGCACAGCACGCGCCTTGAGCGCTATGTCAGCGATACGGGCCACATGATCTGTTCTCAGCTTGTTGACGAGTGTTACCGGCGAGCGGGAATCGAGCTTTTCCCGAATCGCATTTCTGGCGACGTTGCGCCCGGTGACCTTGCCAACCTGATTGGAGCCTAAATGGCTGTCTGTGATTCCTGTGGTGCGTCTGCTGTCCTTCAGTGGAAGCGTCGCCCTACAGCGGACGAGCTTTCCGCGCTGGTTTCTGCTGAGCAGGAATGGCGCACTGCGCATACGCCTGATCCGGTAAACCCTCCGGATTTCGGCCCTATGCCTGACGCCACTAATACCACTCTCGCTGTGTACGCCTGCGGCCCACACTCCCTGTCTGCTGACCTTGCATCCCGTGTCCATCAGAGCCTGTGCTCAGGGCCACGGAGTGCCAGCCTGCCAGCCTGTGACTGTGAGCCTGAGCCTGCCACTGTCACTCCGGTTACCTGGTAGTGGCACGGCGTCCTTGCCTGCGCTGTATGCGACTGACCACTAATCCTTCCCGCTGTGACACATGCCAGGCTGCGTACATGGCACAGCGTGAGAAGCAGCGTGGCAGTGCTTCTCAGCGTGGGTACACCAGTAAGTACAGAGCAGTAGCAAGAGCAGTAGTGGCAGAGCACAGGGCCAGCCACGGTGACTTCTGTCCAGGGTGGGGAGTTCCTGCCCATGGCGCGCAGGATCTCACTGTTGATCACGTCATCCCGCTGGCTGCTGGTGGCACCCATGAGCGGAGCAACCTTCGTGTCCTGTGTCGAGCCTGCAACAGCCGCAAGCGTGACGCTGTGTAGCTGTTTCTCAGGCTCAGTGCGGGCGCTGCCCTGCCTGGTCCGAGCCCTCCAATTCGGACATTGTGGCACAAGTATGCGCATAGGGGGGCGGTCTAATCTATAGGCGGACATACCCAAAGGACCCGGCCCCCAGGCGGGAAAACATCGCCGCGAAATTCGACCCCCCGGGGTCTGCCCCAAAAACGCTCTGATCCCGCATAAACGTGGGAAAAACACGTCCAGCGGGAGGAAAAACACATGGCCGTTGGCCGTCCTCCCGTACCTGCGGAGCGTAAACGGAAACTGGGAAATCCTGGCGCCCGCCCTTTGCCTGATCCGGATTCTGTCCACGATGTTGCGCCGCTCGTCACGTACGTACCTGATCACCTCGGCCCCGTTGGCGCTGAGCTTTACACACGCATTGTCACTGGCGCTGCCTGGCTCGCTGACACGGACCGACCGACACTTGAGCTTCTCTGCGAAAAGGTCGACCGACGCGAGCAGATGAAAGACCAGCTATCGCGCAGCGAACTGGTGCTCTTCACGGACAAGGCTTACGCCTACCCCAATCCGCTCGTCGGCATGCTCAGCACCATTGAGACCGAGATTGCCAAGCTGTTCAGCGCGCTGGGTCTGACGCCTACCGATCGCACCCGTATGGGGCTCGCTGAGGTGAAGGCACGAAACGCGTTCGAAGACTTCCTAGCCAAGAAAGCGGGGCCAGCGTGAGCCGGTGGGGTGAGCTGATTCCGCACGACGAAGACGCAGGCACCGCATGTCTCTGCGGCTGCAACGACGAGTAGCACATACGGAAATCCGGAGGTGACCAGGTGGGCGCTAAGCCCTATCTGCTGACCCCCGTGACCAAGGCTGATGTCAAGCGGGGCGACGGCGCAGACTTCGTTGACTTCTCGCAAAGCTTCCTGAGGATCACCAAAGACTCTGTGGGTGGCTCTAGCGGCTCGCTCTTGGAGTTCCGCCCCTGGCAGCGTGATCTGTTCGGCAGGCTGCTCGCACGGCGCCCTGATGGCCGTTACAAGCATCGGCAAGCGCTCGTCGGCATGCCCCGTAAGAATGGCAAGAGCGCCGTTGGTGCTGCGCTGGCTATCTTCGGCCTGGTGTCTGGTCCCCGTGGTGGTGAGGTTTACTCCATCGCCGCTGACAAGGAACAGGCGCGCATCGTTTTCGGCACTGCCAAGAAGATGATTGAGATGGCGCCAGAGATGGCGAACAGTTTCAATGTCTACCGGGACGCCATCGAGCTACCGGCGACGGGCAGCGTGTACCGCGTGCTTTCCGCTGAGGCGTTCACCAAAGAGGGTCTGAACCCTCACCTGACGATTGCGGATGAAGTCCACGCACAGCCAACGCGTGAACTCTGGGACGTCATGTCCCTGGCTTCCGGCGCCCGTGTTGAACCCATGATGGTGGGGATCACTACCGCTGGCGTGAAGTCGGATAGTTCCGGTGGCGACAGCCTCTGTTATGGCATGTACCAGTACGGCGAGAAGATCATTCGGGGCGAAATTCAGGACCCCGCTTTCTACTTTGAGTGGTGGGGAGCGCCCGAAGGCGCCGACCACAAGGACCCAGCGGTATGGGCTGCTGCCAACCCTGGGTACAACGACATCGTCAGCGCTGAAGACTTCCATTCCTCCGTTCTGCGTACTCCCGAAGCGGAATACCGCACGAAGCGGATGAACCAATGGGTGTCAGCAGCGCAAGCCTGGTTGCCCGCTGGTGCCTGGGACGAGTGCGCTGGCTCCGCTGACAGCATCGCGCCCGGTACCGAAGTGGTCCTGGGGTTCGATGGCTCGTTCAGCAACGACTCAACGGCCCTTGTGGTGGTCACCTGCCCGCAGGGCGAAGACGAGAAGCCACATGTTGACGTTGTGGCAGCGTGGGAGAAGCCTACGGATGCCGGGCAGGACTGGTCTGTCCCGATCTTCGATGTTGAGGACGAGATCAGGAAGGCTTGCCGACGCTGGCAGGTGCGCGAGATCGTCTGTGACCCGTTCCGCTGGGCACGCACGTACCAAATCCTTGAAGCTGAGGGACTCCCGATTGTTGAGTTCCCTCAGTCGCCAGCGCGCATGGTTCCCGCAACTCAGCGCTTCTATGAAGCCGTGCTGAACAAGACGCTGACGCATTCCGGTGACCCGCGCCTAGCGCGCCATCTCTCGAACTGCATTCTTCGCACGGATTCGCGCGGCTCGCGCCTGAGCAAGGACGCCAAGGGGTCTCCCCGGAAGATCGACCTTGCAGTCAGCGCGGTAATGGCGATGGAGCGTGCTTGCCAAGAGGCGGAGGTTATCCCCGAACCCCAATTCTTCAGTTGGGCGGACCTATAAGGACGGATCAATGAAGTTCAGTCGGCGCCTGATAGGCGAAATTGCCGATGTTTTCGG